TTACTCACCTTCTTTACCTCCTTTACTGGCTTGTCGCTTCCGGTTTCTTACCAAATTGGCAATTATTTCACGCACCTTGTCTGACATATCGATTTCATCCTCATCACACATTGCCCGAAAGTCCTCTTTTAGCTTAGAGCTAAGTTTGATATGTAAGTGACTGATTTCCTTTGACATTATCCCACATTTTTAGTTTCATAAAGCTAGTAAAAAAGTGTTAACAATGTCAACATATTTCTTGTGTTTCTAGTGTGTACACGTTAGATTTACATTCATTAAACGACCGTTCAACGAGTGTAAAATGAATGGACAAGTGAAGTCAAATCAGCCGATTCCGATTATATGTGATACGAATATTTGGTATCGCATTGCAGACGGAAGAATAACCAAGCAAGATATAATGGGTAAATTCTTGGTTGGGACCTTTGTTACTGGTGGTGAGTTCTGTTCTAGCCCCAATGCGTTTATAGATTATAGCCGCCTGCGTAAAGCAGTAGCAGCTTTTGGTGAATATCCCCAAGGCTTCTGTATTGAGCCACCTGTTGAGTATATGAAATTAGTTTCGGGTCACGATTCTGATGATTCCAAGTGGTCAGAAATTAGTTCCTCTTTGGGTATTGTTCTAAAATTAGAAGACATTCCAAATCCAGAAGTGACTCGAAAAGTTTACGCAGATTACGATAATGAGGTGACTCTATCTAATAAGCCATTCCTTGATGCGGTGGCAGAGCATCGTGAACAAATTAAATATAAGGGTCGACACAAAAGGCGAATGAATGAAGTAGAGACTCGTCTGGAGCACAAGGAATTTACTAAGAATATACTTACCTCGGTCGTTGGCGGATTACAACTCGACTGGAAAGCCTTAGATCTATTTCTGTGCACCTTTGACGAGTGGTTCAGACAGTTATCCATCCAACCAAGCCTTACAATGAAGATAAATGATTGGGACGATCTCTTAAATTTAGTTTATGTAGGTCCTAGTTGCCTTTATTGGACCGAAGACTATAAAAAAACGAGGGAGTTTATTGTAAGCAGCGGATGTGGGCATTATTTATATCAAAGCGCTTAGGATAATGACTAAAAAATCGATCACTCCTAATACAACTGCTGGAATTCGATATGTCGCTTATTACCGGGTATCGACTAAGAAGCAAGGCGAGTCTGGCTTAGGGCTGGACGCTCAACGCGCGGCCGTTGCTGGCTTTGTTAAGGGTTTAATCATAGCCGAATACACAGAGGTCGAATCGGGAAAGAAAGACCAACGTGAACAACTAGCCGCAGCGATCGACCGCAGCAAAAAAGACGGGGCTATCTTAGTCATTGCCAAACTTGACCGATTAAGCCGGAATGCTTCATTCATATTTGCGCTACGTGATTCGGGCGTTAACTTCCAGTGTGTCGATATGCCCGATGCAAACACCCTAACAGTGGGGATATTTGCTACACTAGCTCAACACGAACGGGAATTAATAAGCAGTCGTACGAAAGCGGCACTGAATGCGAAGCGGGTTCAAGGGGCGCAGCTTGGTAAGCCAGAAAACTTAACAGCCGATGCGGCCGCAAAGGGCAGAGCCGGGAACGTTCGCAGAGCCCATGCTAACGAAAACAACCGGCGGGCTTCATCGATGATTGAAATGATGCGCCGGTCTGGTAAGACCTACACTGAAATAGCGGAACAATTAAACCGGGCGGGGTTTCGTACGTCACGTGGCTGCGAGTTCCAAGCTACGCAGGTCATGAGACTGGACAAACGTCAAGCAGAGATTAGTTGAGGTAGATTGAAGGATTTAACACTCTACCTGGTTAGGCCAGCGGTATTATAACTGTGTATTTTTTGTACGGTTGTACAATTATACAGAATACTCCAATTTTATATGGTATGATTCAGATTGATCCTTCCATTGCCCGTGTCCTTTATTTTCTTGCCCATCGTTCGTTTCCTACAACTACATTTCCTCGCGTTCTAGAGGAGGCTAAAGTAGCAGGAGAAGATTGGTCGGCGTATCCCGGCACTTTAGTATTTGACGATCAAAACCCAAAGCTTGTATTTACGATACCAGTCAACTTTTCAGGCCTGTTCAATAACGAATTGCCCGATAAGTTATGGGATGTAGCGGCAGAGGCTATGACTGAGGATAGGGAAACTTTCATTTCTGACCACACTTATTTTGGTGGCGCAACAACTAATTTTGGTGGTCCTAACGAGGGAACCCGGGTTACCATACGTACGTCTTCTTGGCAGTTAACAAAGGAACCCGTTTTTTTATGGGCAGGTGTATTATCTGAGAAAATTCCTCACTCAAAGGGTAATCTGTCATTGCATCAGAAAGATAGTTTTCACTCCGATGGCCACTATCGGTTACAGAGTGATGTGTACACATATTATATTATCCGGCAAAAGGAGGCTAGTATATTAGTCGTTGATACTAATCAATCTACTATTAAGCATGAAACTCTTACTCGTGATCTGCGTATAATGAGCTTTTGCCTAGGATTTCCAATAAACTGTAAACTGTTAACAGGCGTCAATACAGATGCAAAATTAGTTAGCTATTTAGGTAGCAACTTTGGCTTTTACCGAATTCGAAGGAACGGTAGCCACGCGCTTATTCCTTTAGAAGAAAATGCGTTCTGTTTTCCGGACTTGTTTGAAAAATTGGTTCGAAAATTTGTCGAACTATACTCGAGCGATAGCCGCTTTAACTTCCTATACGACGTATTTTTTTTATATGTTGAATATACTGCCGAACACTGGAATAACAGCAGGGAAATGAAGTTGTTTCATGCCTGTCTGAATGGGGCGTACTGTATACTTAAAGCAAGTGGTCAGCTGCCAATAATAGCATTAGGAGAGGAAGATGATGACCAGTACATACAAGTATACGCTGACGATTCACTTAAGGCTAATCAGTATTTTGAATGGGACTCGCAATTACCGGTTAGTGTTCTCCATGATGCTTTGTCGATTGTAGAACCCGAAGCAATTTCTAAGTATCTGCCAATCATCAAAAATAGCTTTGCTGCTTTACTTGGAGGTCAGCCTGAAGATTTTCAAGCGAGTCAAGGTCGGCAAGAAGCGCTCAAGTCTCTGTGCATAACTTTAGTTGCTCATTATGTGGGTTATAAGGGGCCTATTGAGGATTCTTCGGATGATAAAGACCTCTTAGCTGTTAAACCAGGTATTGACCAGGAATCATACATGGCCACAATAGATGAGCCATTACTGCCCGGTGACATCACTGATTTATGGCCCATTTTTCAAGAGCCAATCATTCCAGAGAACTCCTTGGTAGGTCTAATTGATAATTTTGCGAAAAGCTTGGCCTCTCGAACTGACAATAGGGTTCGAGCTCGGTTAATTCCAGTTTTGATGTTAGGGGATGAATCGCCACAACTCTATGATTTTATCATAGAATCAACTCGGTACACTTTAGCCAACAATAAACTTTTTACGATCCGCCAGGATTCAGCAACCGCTCCTTTAGTAGTTGTCAACTGGGATGAAGACATTCCCGCCTTGACCAATGAGTCTCAGTTAATTAATTTCTTACGATCTGTTGCTACTGCCAAGCGAACAAAGGAGTTAATTGAGCGCTTATTACTGGCCGTTCCAAATGAGTAAACCAGATCTATCCATTTTACAATGGAATATGGGGGACAGCCCTCATGCGAAAACTCTACGACCTAATTCATTAGGTCGAGCACAAATTCTCACGGACTTAATTAATGATAATAGTCCTACTATTATTTTACTTCAGGAGGCCCACCGAGGAGTCTTGTCATATGCTAATTTACGACAATATGATCTGTTTGACGGCCCATCTAATTTAGTTACACTAATCAGTAAAAATAAATACAGCATAATTGACAATATATCTCATGAAAACCATTTTCATCTTCTGGCTTTAGATTCTTTATTTAAAGACGAGAAGGGATTGAAAATTATTAACCTACACCTACCTACATTACACAAAGATGAGGGGGAAAAGCAGGAGTATATACGAAAACGCATGCCGGCCATAAATGTATGGCGCACTAAGTATGAGCCACGGTTTGAAATTATGGGTGGCGACTTTAATATTCCTCCTTACAATGCTGCACTGATAGAGGAAACAGGGGTTTTTGCCAATCGGGACATAAGACATGCCTCAACCTCTACTAGTACGTTCGGCTTTGGTAAGGCGCTATATAATACCAGCTGGCAGATATTTGGCGGAGCTTGTGGAGCGCTGGGTACTTATTATCAAAATAAATTACCGCATGGTCCTTGGCACATTCCGGATCAAATTATGCTTGATCCGGAATTGGTTAAGCAATCTATAGTTTCCGTAAAGGTGATTACGGAAGCCAATAAAAAATCTTTTAAGTCAAAAATAGTTCAGGGACCAAACAAAGATGTTGCTTCCGATCATTTCCCAGTGCTAGTTTCTGTAGAGATGATATAAAAATAGGGCGCGTTTGTAGAGTCATATTAGACGCAGGCGCAGATAAAATAAGTAACGGTGCGCGAGGATTTGTGTACGATTTTGTAAACGCACGCGCCTTTATTATTGTAGCCAAGCAACTTAACCGGGAAGGGTTTAAGACCGTTTGCAGGTTTGAGTTTCAAGCTGCCCAAGTTACGTGACTAGCGAAGCATCAAACGAAGGGGGTATAAAAACTATACATTCCCATAGTGTTGCGCCTGTAGGGTGACGGTTTTTAGCTCGTCACCCTACTTTTTTATAATAACACAAAAAAAAACATACCTCAACATACCTAAACTGGGTATGTTTGGTATTGCTTGAGGTATTTTCTAGACCTTTCCTTTGCCATCGGCTGGTTTATCAAAGCCGATGTATGACTGTTGATTTTCAGAAACTCCAAGATGAGGTAAGCGAAACACGCCAATTAGTGCGGGCGCTACTCGACAGGCTAAATCAGCCAACATCTGAGTCTTTAACCATTGAGGACTCTCCCCTAACGGCTCAGCAAGCCGCTGACTTTCTGGGCATCACTACTGCCACCATTTACGACCTGGTCCACAATCGTCGTATCCCGAGTCACCGCCCTGCCAAGCGGCTGTATTTTCTTCGCAGCGAATTAATGGAATGGATTAAAAAGGGCCGACGTAGTACCAGCGAAGAGATAGAGGCTGAGTCTACCACTCGTAAAACGCGGCAATCGCGAACCAGCAGGGGGGCTGTAGCATGAACGAACTACCTGCCTTCCGAAAACTCCAAAACTTCATTGGAGAACAGACTGCCCGTCCCACACGTAAGCCAAAAGGCTCCAAGCCCGAAACCGCCAACTCACTAACCCGAAAGGTCGTTAATCATATCCAAGCTCATGGCGGCTTTGCTACCCGGCTTCAGTCAACCGGACAGTACCGCGACGACCTGCAAAAATTCGTCCCATCTCAGCAGCGTTCCGGTTTGCCTGATGTGATGGCCGTCTTTGATGGTAAGTCCTGCTTTGTCGAAATCAAGATTGGTCGCGATACTCTCAGTGGCGATCAGAGAAAAGCCATTGCCGAGCTCGAACAAGCCGGTGCCTGTGTGTTCGTTGCTAAAGATTTCGAGTCCTTCCAACGCTGGTTTACCGATCAGTTCCTTATAGCCCCATTCGCCTAAGCCCAAAACAAAACCGCTTTTGGGAGCGACACCAAAAGCGGCTAATGCACTGATACAATGAGCGATTACCAACAGGGCAAAGATACGAAACGCCCGCGATTATATGATCTGTCGGATGAGGCAAAAGCCGACACTCCCGATTATGAACTGGAAGAACCGCAACCTGATGATTTTTTCATTATACATCTGCGAACCGATGAGGTTGCCTTGTTGCTGTGGACATTTGAGCGCGACTCTAAAACTAACGAATGGATTCTTTCTGGTACCTACCGAACGGGAATTTTAGAATACCTCCAAAGCCAATCATTTGCCAAACGCTACCGACCTGACCAGGCCTCTACCTTTCTAATCCGTGGGGAAGCCATTATTGAACCCGTGATTGATACGATCTTACGGGACTCAGCGAAGGCCTACATTCAGTCAATGCCTTACACGTTAACAGTCGATTACCTAGCGGCTACGTATGAAGGCCGAATGGAGATTTTCAACCGCCAACAACACCTGACAATAAATTCCAAAAGCCTGGAGGGGCTGCAAACCCATACCAGGCCATTACTGAGAGACAATGAAACGACCTGCTACGTACCTTACCGTAATGGAATTATCCAAATCACTGCTGCGGGCGTTCGCATCCTACCTTATGAGTTTTTAGACGACCGCTGCGTATGGGCCTCACAGGTCTTAAAACGGGATTTCGATCCAACTGTTGACGGACAACAAAGCCACATCGCTCTGTTTCTTATCAACATCACTAACAGGGAGCCAGACCGACTGCGGGCGTTTCGCACCGCTATTGGCTATTTGATCCACAACCATGTAAGTCAGGCCGAAGGACAAGCCGTCCTCTGCTACGATGAAGAAGTGACCGACGCTAGAAAGCCCGAGGGTGGGACTGGAAAAGGCGTGTTTGGTAACGCAATCCGGCAAATTCGGCCAATGGCCGTTATTGACGGGAAGAAGTTTGATCAGAACGACCGGTTCTGTTTCCAGCAGGTCAACGAAGATACGGCCGTGGTCTGGATTGATGATCCGGTAGTCAATCATCCTAAGCCTGAACGCCGGTTTACCCTGGAGCGCTTTTTTAGCCTACTCACCGAAGGATGGGCGATTGAAAAAAACACGAACATGCGTTTCGCATACCGGCTAAAGAAGGGCCTAAACTACTGATCTCGTCTAACGTGGTCATGTCGAACGAAGGATCGAGCAACATCCGTCGGCAGTTCATTATCGAATTTGGCAATCATTATAAAAAACAGATCAAGAAGGGGAACGAGAAGCCGATACAGGCCGAGCACGGCTGTATTTTCTTCTCTGACGATTGGGACGAGGCCGAATGGAAGCGGTTCGATCAGTACATGATTGGCTGCGTGGTGGAATACCTACGGGATGGCTTGCAGCCGTATGCCCTGCGGAGCGCCGATCAAAACCGGCTGCGGCAAGTGGCAGGCGAAGAGTTCTACGAATGGATAACCACCTACCAGGCACCTACCAGGGGACGGGCTTAGTGCCGAATCAGGAGTACAGCCGGGATGATCTGTTCAAAGACTACAAGTCATTTGCAGGTATCCCAGATAATCAGGCTATTACGCGCGGGTTCACTAATAATATTACGGCCTATGCCAAAGGGAAAGGCTGGAAATACGAACGCGGGTCTAGTATGCGAAACGTCACGTTCACTCTAAAAACTCAAGAATCCTGCATTTAGGAAATAAGGATTCCACTGTTGGGGGGTATGTGTGTGCGTACACATATATACCCCTAAATAATAGGTTCCTTATATCCTATATGCAATAACCCTCCCCCTGTACCTGTATGGCTCCTTCTCTGTTAGACCTGCCTATCAGCTTTTTCGAGTACGATTTAGCTCGCAATACGTTTGCTAACGTCCCCTCTCAGCAAACTACCCTTCGCCGGATGGCATCAACCCGCTATTACCAGAAACCGATTGAAGCCATCCGATCCGAATCCGACAAGCACAAGCAGGATGAAATGAAAAAGCACCTGTCCGCTTTTACCCTGGCGCTGCTTCGCCATCGTAAGAAAGACACCTCTTTCGAGGAGAAAATTATTTACCAGTGGTCACTACTGATGGGAGACATTGACCAAAAGGATAATCCAGGCGTTGACATGGCCGAACTAAAAACGCACCTCTGCACCCTGCCTTACGTGCTGCTCTGTGCCTACTCAGTCCGGGGCGGGCTGTGGTTTGTCGTTCGATTACCTGACCACCAGACGCCGGATACGTTGGCCGCTCATTTTCGGTACTTGCAAAAGCTGTTCACAAATAAGTTTGATATCAAACTCGACAGCACTAAAGGCGGTAAGCCTACGGATCTGCGCTTTGTGTCTTTCGATGCGGCTCCATACCTAAATGATGATGCTACCGTTTTTTCCGGAACTTACACTCCTCCACCTCCCCGCCGTAAGCAAGTACCCTACAATCCCAGCACGAAGGATGATGAAGGTAAGCTACTGGCCCGCGTGGTTAAGGTGGTCAATAGTGCGGGGGAAGGCGTCAGGCATGAATCACTATTGAAAGCCGCCCGGTTAGCCGGTGGCTTTATTGGGGCTGATCGACTGGACGAACAGAATGCAATTCTGGCGTTAGAAACTATAGCCTCTGAGTGGCCGCAGTTCGGTAAAAGTCAGAAAACAATCCGGGATGGCATCAAATATGGGCAAGCCTCTCCCTTGTTTCGCGAACGCTTACCAGAACGACCTGTTGAGCGTCCAGTGAGTCGAAAGCAACAGCCTAAGAGTACCGAGCCTATATTCTATCAATACACAGAACAACTCTATTCCCAACCGCAACGTATAGAGGTAGAGGTTCAGACTCAGCCGCCTGCTTTTGAACCAAAGACAGAACCCATCATTGTTGTAACCATTGCCGAGCAGTTAGCCAATCCCGGTAGCATCCTCCGTCCTGATGAATCACAGATCGAACGATGGGGCGAAGCTGAGGAATTGCTTGACCTGCCGCCCGAATTGGACGAACCCGCACCACCTGGTACCGTGCCGACTATCCGTGTGTCAACGCCAACCAGCGGTAGTTACTTCAAATGGCAGAACAGCCCTGAAAGTCCCTTCAGCCAGCTTGGCCTGGCTTCACTCCAAACCAAACAACAATCATGAGATGCATTCACATTGACCTCAAATACGAACACTTCTTAGGTGACTACCACGGACACCCTATCAAAGCTAGGCGGGATGTAAAGACCGGCGAAGTCCTCTTCGATGCCGAAAGTGTAGCACCCATCCTGGGCTTTGACTCAGCCGAAGCAATGCTCAGCGATGAAGCTGTATTAGCCGAGCTAAACCGACAGATTACCAACGGCAAAGCAACGCCGATCCGAAAACTTTAAACCAATCAATGATGAACAACACCCAACAACTCCACCCAGCTTACATGGTCTACTATAACAACCAGATCAACAAGCCCACCTGGACCTTTTTCTTTCATGACGACCTGCTCACGGCTCGTAAAGCAGCCATCACCCTGGCCGAATCGCTCTTTGGTAGTCATGCTCAGTTTACACCAGCCGAAGAGGTCGAGGTCCATTTGGTCGAAGCCATTGGCCCCGATGATGCAGCTCCCCTTCCTATCGCCCGGGTCCTAGCCAAACGAAGCAGCCTGTTTGAGCAGGTGCATACTCAGGAAGACCCCCGCTTTATCGAGGAGATTCATCCGCGTGTCAACTGGACCAACCGCGCTTTGATCGAGCTGGAATCTGAGTTCCGCTATTACCACCAGCATAAGCTGCCCATTGGCTTTGGGGTCTTTATGCTGCGGGTATTCCTAAGTCCGCTGATTCCAGAGGAAACTATCGCCATACTCTTTGATGCAGCGTCTTATGCCCTAGCCCTGATCAGCAATAACCCTGAACCGGCTCAACTGCTCTCGTTCACCCACCGGGAAGAATCCTCTCAAATCGAATTCGCCCCTTATCAAACCCAATCTTAACTATGGCAGCCCCTAAAGAAAATCAATTCTGGCGTCAGCGCAGCAAGCACGGTCGCGACAAACTCTTTGAAACCCCCGACGCCCTACTGGAAGCCGCGCATAGTTATTTCCAATGGTGCGATGACAATCCCTGGCTAAAAACCGAGCAGCTCCGACGGCCGACAATTACCCAAGACACGGAAGGTAACCAAACGCTGCATACGGTAGCGGAACTGCCTACCGCCCGTCCGTATACCTTGAAAGGCCTGTGTCTGCATCTGGATGTTACGCCCGAGTGGTGGAGCCGCTTCCGCAAAAAGCATGAGGCCGATGGCGAGGAAGGTTTTAGTCAAGTCATTTCACGCGTGGAAGACATTATCTATACCCAGAAGTTTGAAGGGGCGGTCGTTGGTGCCTTCAACGCTAATATCATCAGTCGAGATCTGGGGCTGGTCGACAAAAAAGAACACGGTGGCAAGATCGAAATCGAGCAGATCACCGGTATGAACATCATCTCCACTACGCCCCCGTCTACCCCATGAGACTCAACTTCGATGTGTTCGAGAATCAGAAGCAACTAGCCGTCTGCCAGCACTGGCAAGATCCCACGGTAACCGATATCGTCTACGGGGGAAGCAAGGGCTCAGGTAAATCCTATCTGGGCTGCTCGCTCATCTTTGGCGATGCCTTCACCTATCCCGAGACCCATTACTTCATTGCCCGTGATTCTTTGACCAACCTGCGTAAATACACTATTCCGTCGATTCATGAGGTGTTCGATCACTGGCAGCTGACTCCGAGCCACTACGCCTACAATGGTCAGGACAACTTCTACACATTGCATAACGGTAGCCGGGTGTATTTGCTGGACGCTAAGTATCAGCCTCGTGACCCGCTGTACGCTCGTTTCGGTAGTATGCAAATGACCAGGGGCTGGATCGAGGAAGCGGGCGAGTTCCGCGAAGCCGCAAAGAACAACCTAGCGGCTTCGATAGGCCGTTGGAAGAATGATCTGTATAATCTGGCGCCTAAACTACTCCAGACTTGCAATCCAGCTAAGAACTACCTCTACAAACAGTATTACAAAAAGCATGCAGATCAGGAGTTAGAGCCTTGGAAGCGGTTCGTGCAGGCCTTTCCCCAGGATAATAAGACGTTGCCTAAGGGTTATCTGCCCAATCTGCTGAGAACTCTGTCGGCCAATGAAATCGAGCGACTGGTGTACGGCAACTGGGAGTTTGACGACGATCCGGCTGCCCTTATTGAGTACAACAGCATTATTGACCTGTGGAAAAATGAGCACATTCTTCGAAATGGTCAACGTTTCATCACTTGCGACGTGGCCCGCTATGGTAGGGACAGTTCCAAAGTCTGCGTGTGGGATGGCTGGCGAATTATCCAGTACCGGACCTACAAAGGGTTGTCGGTGCCTGAACTAGCCGACAAGGTGCGCGAGGCCATGAACGCCTTCGGCGTGACCGCGTCGCATGTAGTCGTGGATGACGATGGCGTAGGCGGTGGAGTAACCGACCTGATCAAATGCGTAGGCTTTGTCAATAACTCTCGCCCTGTCGAAGAGAAAGCGGCTAGTGGCAGCAAGCAGGTACCCAATTACGACAACCTCAAATCTCAGTGCTATTTCAAGCTGGCTGCCCGAATCAATAAGGGAGGGATATACATCGAACCCTCCGCCATGACCGAAGCTGAGCAGGAAGAACTAGTCGAAGAGTTGGAGCAGGTCAAGCAGAAGAACGTCAACAGCGAAGGCAAGCGGGCAGTAGTGTCCAAGGAGCGGATCAAGGAGCTCATCAAGCGCTCACCGGATAATTCGGACGTGTTGATGATGCGCGAATACCTCGACCTTAAGCCGCCCGTTGTTCGGGGTGGAGTGCGGGTGTATTCGATACCTCTCCGGCCTGGACGTAGGTACTAAACTTGTTGATTTATTGATAGTTATCTTAATTTTTTGTATTATTACTCATACTAACAGCTAAAGAAAATGCCCGAAACAAACGACCTAGTACTGCTTCGCATCGAGATTGACGAGCAGGGAGCCGATAAAAAACTAGAGGGGTTGATTGCCATCAAAGTCCGGCTCAAAAAGGAACTGGCCGACCTCAAAAAAGAGCAAAAGGCAGGTGTGATTACTGCCAAGGAGTATCAGCAAAGCTATACAGCCATTACTACCCAACTTAAGGCCGCTGATGCCCAGATAAAAGCTACCAAAAAAAGCATTGAGGAACAGGCCGCAGTCACGGCCAAAGCGGAAGCCAGCCTACGGCAAATGCAACAGGGTTTTAAAATAACCAATGCAGACCTGCTGGCTCATCAGTCCGCTAACCAAGCCGTAAAAAAACGCATCACCGAGCTTAACGCAGAAATGACGGTAGAGAATGCCCGCCTAAAAGCGACGGCTACCAGCATGGATAAGCTGGATGATATGATTGGCGAATTAGAGGACGCCTACCGGGGGCTGTCGCAGGCTCAACGCGAAGATGCCGAGGTGGGTGGTAAGCTGCTAACCACACTAGCCGGACTGGAACGCCAACAGCGTAAGCATCAGCAGTCAATTGATGACTCCAAAAAGACAATGAAAGACTACATCCGCGATGTGGATGTGTTAGGCTTCAATGTGGGGGCTACGATTGACTCATTCAAAAACGGAGCGCAGGGCGTTAAGTTGTTTACGCAGGGTATTGGTACAGCCAGAGGGGCGCTCACGCTATTAGCCGCCGTGCCAATCATCGCTATTCTAACCGGGCTGTATGTCATTCTGACCAAATCGCAGAAAGGCATGGATTTTCTAGCCAAAGCTACGGCTGGTGTGTCAGCTATCTTTTCGGCCCTTAGCACGAAGGTTATTGCCATAGGTGAAGCCCTAGCTAATGCCTGGGAGAATCCCAAGCAGGCCGTTATTGAGCTGGGCAACTTTATACAAACCAACCTGATCAACCGGGTAAAAGGGTTCGGTGTCCTCATCGATGCCATCCGCTCAGGTAATCTAGGCAAGATTGCCGACGGCTTTGCTCAAATCGGTTTCGGTGTAACTAATGCCGCTACTGGCTTAAAGAAGGTTTACGATCAGGGTGCAGCCGTTGCCCAAATGATCATCGACATTGAGAAGGCTGAAATCAGCCTCAACACTCAACGAGGCAAAAGTGAGAAGTTTATCGAGCGCCAGAAGCAAATCGCAGAGGATACCACAAAATCAATTGAAGCTCGCAAGATTGCTGAGCGGTCTGCCTTCGCTGAAAGTCAGAAGATTCAGAATGCCGAGGAGGCCTTACAAAAGAAACGGGTTGCATTGGCCCAGGCCGAGGCCAAGCAAAACCGGGGCAATCGGGACTACTTAAAGAAAGTGTCCGAGGAGCAGGAGAAACTTGACCAGATCGGTAAAAATCGCATCGGGGAACGCACCGAACTACAAAACCAGTTGAATGCTCTCGATGCCGAGGGCGCTGCTAAGGCATTGGACAACCGCAAAAAGATTGCCGCTGAAGAGGTAGCCGAGGCCGAAGCTGCTCTAATCCTTGCTCAACGTAAAGGCGAAGAAACGCTATCTATCGAGCAGGAGATCTTACAACGTCAGATCAAGCTGATTCAGGCCCGTGCCGATGCTGAAAAAGTAGCCGTTGAAAAAGGGCGGGGCGCAGCCGCGCAGCGTAAGCTAATCCAAATAAAGGCCGATACGGAGATTTTAGAAGCGACTAAGCAAAGTGTTCAAAAGTCTGCCGATATCATCTACAATGCGAAATCTGCTGAGATTAACAGCACCTTAGCCTTAACTCGTAAAGGCACGAAGGCCGAACTAGACTTACGGTTAGAAGGTATTGATGCGGCTCGCGTCAAAGAGCAGTCAGCTATTCAGCAACGCATTGACCTGAACAATGAACTGTTCAAGAAAAAACGCATTACCGAGCAGCAGTATAACGAAGCAGCTACCAAATTAGAAATCGAGTTCGGCAACGTAGCCAATCAGGCCGCTAAGGCTCAGTCTGACGCCCGCATGGAGTTTGCTAAGTCGGAGGCTAACCGATTAGCGGATCTGGCAGACAAGCGCATTCAAACTGAACTGGACAACAGCAACCAGAGCCTAGCCGCTGAACGGGATGCCGCTCAAAAACGTATCGATCTGGAAGCCAAAACGCAGCAGGAGCTACTCGATATTGAGCGTAAGTACGATCAAATCAGCCAGGACGATTACGACACCCGCAGCAAGGCGTTAGCCGCTAAGAAGATAGCCGCTCAAAGGGCACTCAACAAACAAATTGTCGATGAGGACCGGGCGGCTCAAATAGCCATTATTGATGCTCAGTTAGAAATCGTTCGGGATGGATCTAAGAAGCAGTTAGACCTTCAATTAAAGCGGCTAAAAAAAGAGTATGAGCAGGCTATCGCCAACGCGAAAGGACAGGACGACGCTATCGAAAAAGCGAAGACCGATTACGATAATAAACGGGCTAAAGTTCAGGATGATTACAATAAGAAGTTGGTCGACCAAATTGTCCAGATTGCTAACCAGGCGACTGCTGCATTTGATTCACTCATTGAAGCCTCGGCTGCCCGTCAGACAGCAGCCTTAGACGATCAGTATAAAGCTATCCTGTCGAGTGCGGCCCTTTCCGCAGAAGGTCGAGCGCAGATTGAAGAAAAGTACGCCAAGGAGAAAGAGCGGATTGACAAAGAAGCGGGTGAGCGCAAAAAGAAAACGGCCACGGCTGAGAACATCATAAATGGGATTGTAGCGGGTATCAAAGCCTTTGCTGATCTGGGGCCCATTGGCGGAGCCATTGCCTCAGCATTTATTGCCGCCAGCGTTATTGCTAATCAGATCAAAATAGATAGTCAAAAATTTGAAGAGGGTGGCGTTAACCGGGCAAAAGGTGGGCCGGTCTTTGGCCCTAGCCATAAGCAGGGCGGTATCCCAATGTATCATAAATCAGGGCGCTACGTTGGTGAAATGGAAGGTGACGAGATTATTCTAACCAAAGGGGTATACCGCGACCCCGCCACCCGCGCGATCGCGTCGGCGCTGAATGTGTCCAAAGGGGGTAGATCCTTTAGCGGCTTCGCTCCGCAGCTTCGTTACGACCTGGGCGGCTACGTACCCAGCTACCAACACGCCATTGGTGTAACCGCAAGCATTGATGCCAACGCAATAGCCAACGCGGTAATCAGTGGGGTGAAGGCGGCTAATATCCGAGTTGGTGTAGATGCTATCACCCAAATGCAAAACGATGTAAAGCGGGTAGAGGCCGAGGCTGATTTCGGTACGGGCCCGCGTCCTCGATTTCGCTAAACGCTTATATAGTCTATTTAAGGCCCACAAACGAAAAAACAATGAAATACCTACGTGATTTAATAAAACGCGCTGAGTGTCGGTTTTTGCAAGCCTACATCCTTTTAGAGCGACCTGACCTGAAAGGCAAGACTTTCCGTCAACAGTTGAATACCTATATGCTGGACACAGTCCAGGAGTATGCTAAAAAAGAGATTGGGATGCCCCTGCCCTGGCTACTGGAGCGGGTTTGTGCTTATGATGCTACCGAGTCGATAGGCCATTACCGGGCTTCGCTTTGGGTAGAGCGACAACGGCACACGGATTTGCTGCTTGAGCATGGCGATGAAATTGTGCATAACATTGAGTTGCAACAGGAAAGTATCGAAGCCCGTAAATTAGCGCGGCAGGCTATTGCCATACTGGAAGCAAGTCAGGATATCAACCGGTTAAACTGATTGAATAATATATAATAGGTTAGGATCAGGGCAGCCCGGTGGTTTTACTGCTGGACTGTTTTAAAGAGTAAACTGTACTATCGCAGCTAACAGAGTATTTTATTTGTTAACAAGCATACACATTATGTATTTATATGTGTACCTTTGCACATAAATAAAAATTTGACGCATATGCCATTGGAAAAAGAGTCAGTTGAAAAGGAATTAGCGGGCATTCGTGAGTTCTTCGATTATACCCGCTCCCGTATTTTATCTGTTTCAGCTATTGAGCAGGAAGCCGAAATCCCTAAAAATACGTTGCTTAATGTACTGAAGGCTAATCGAACCATTGCGACTAACCACATTAGCAGCTTAGTTGAAGTTTTGGCAAAGGTCGGTTATCAGGCTCAGGAGAATTGGAGTCAGTTTAAAACAGGCGGTATCTATTTTTATTTTAACTACCCAAACCGAAAGGTGACGCTGCATAGAGGAGAGTGTTCATTTTGTAAAAACGGGGAGGGTGCGCAAACAAATAAGCTCGGTGAGATTAACGGCGGATGGCGTGGGGGATTTGACTCATATGAGAGTGCAGTCGTCGAAGCCCAGCAAATTGCTCAAGAAATAGCAGTTATACCCATGAATTGTAGCAGATGTAATCCGCAGGACAATTAAAGAGGGCTGGTGCAGTATAGAAAAATAGCGAAGAGTTTAAACCTAAGTAACAATAAAGCCTGGCTAGTTCGGCCGGGCTCCTATTTATATTCGAATGCCAGCGCCTACTAGGCTGACTATTTCTTAGTTTCCTTCTGGGCTTCAAAGCGTGCCGCATGAGCCAGTGTTTCAGTTAGGCCCATAAACGGTCCTTGCATTTTTGAAAGAGTGAAACGACTGCTCGAAGAATTTATTAGCAGTTGCTATGACCACCCAATAGACCTGTAGCGCACAAACGGAGCCAAAATAAAAACAGGTTGTAAACAACAACCACTTGATGTAACTAAGCTTATTTTGCTTGTTTAACCGAGTTTTTTGCCTTGAATTAAGACAGAACAGGCTATAAAGAATTTGCTAATCCGGTAGTAAAGTAGAGGCACATTCTCTTTACTGTGCTCAAAGTCAGTATTTTAAGAGGCTGTTTTCATTTAGTCCCATTTTGCAGTGTAGACCATTATGGTATAATTAGAATCTCCGTATTGTAACTAACACGTATTTTGATATTCAATTAGTACATGTCACTATATTTTAATTATTTTCTCTAAATTACTGTCTTCTTGAAGCACCTCGAATTGAAGCTCTTTTAACTTATTTACAATCATTAACTTAATTTTGTTTATATGCTCTGGAAGGTTATATTCAATTAGTATATCATACAGAATGTTATTCTGATTGTCTAACGGGATTACTCCTTTTGTTTGAAAATCCGGAAACTTGGTTAATATATCTAACATTGCTCCTGTATCTGAAGGAAAGTTTCTAATAGGTTCAAAATCAAAGATATCTATTAGATTCTGTAGAGAGTACAGAAGAGAATTACTTTGCATATCAATCAGTAAAGTATAATTTGGTTCAAAAAATTCGTTTAACCCGTTAGCCCCAAATCGCAACTCTGATTTAGTACACTTAAAGAATTCTAATAGTAATTCATACATATTTTTCTTATCTAACGCTTCTTTTATTTTCATCAATTCTGGTATTGTTACTAAATGTATAAAAGATATCCTATCCAGTTCTAAACATAAGGAATAAAAATTTAGACCATTATCATTGCTAATACTATCAAATTTGGCAATAGCTTTTTCATAGGCATTTTTTTTATTTTTCATCGGTAATGATTGGATGAATTTTGCTGCAAAATATTCTTGCATTGATCGATGTGGAAATACGTATTCAAATCCATCCTTGTAAATAATCGATAGGGCAACTTCAAGGTCGTTTATAAAGTCTTTAATTATATATTTATACTCCGTTGCTTCTTTTACTACTTTTAGGGTATCAACCATATATTCTTCTGTAAAAGCAAATTTGCCATCCATTAGTGAAATATATGAATAAATAGCTAAGATGCTCTCAAAATCTTCACGCTCTAAATGAGTTAACTTTTCTCTAGGAAAGCTATTTTTATTTATTCCGTCATGTCTTGAAAATAAAGTATCAAATACATTTCGATAAAAGGCACTTTTTCTTTTTGGAATTTCAGGATGGCTATTAAAAGCAAGGATGAACATAGAAAGGAGAAGAGGATTTGTGAGGTAATGTTTATATGATGAGTTTCTCCTGTCATTCACCGCTGCAATTATATTGTCTCTTCTTTCTATTGGCGTTACAAATTGATTAATAAATTGCAATATATCGCTTTGGCTTAATTTATTCATCCTAAAATCATGAAATCTATTCGTTCGTTCAATACCGCTGCCAGGTCTTGAAGTAATTAAAAAGTAATTTTCTGAATAAGATTCGAAAAATATATCTAATTGCTGATTAAGTTCATTTCTTCTGTGAGAATATACCTCATCAAAACCGTCAAAAAGAAAAATAAAATTCCCATTTTTTAGCGCTCTTTTTAACGTTGTAATCGAGGGTTTTATATTTAAGTTTATTATTTTCTCAAAGACGAAATTTTCAAAACCTGATTTATACTCATTTAATGCTCTTAGCTCAATGACTACAGGTATTCTTTGTGCCTTTTTTATAAATTGAAAGAAAATGTATTTAATCAGTGTCGTCTTACCACTACCTGCATGCCCAATTAAAGTAATATTTTTATAGTTACTAAATATTTCTTCTGCATTGCTAAAATCAGTATTAAGAAAGCGATATGAAGCAGTTATATGGAAGTAAGAATCATTAAACTTAACCTTTTCATAAGGGTACAAAAAATTATTTGAAAGATAATATTTCTCAGTTTGAATGCGTAGATAGTTAGCTAGCCCATACTCAGTTAAATTTTTAAACTCATTGTTTATAAGCGTTATTCCATTTATGATTGGATTAACAAGATTGCTAATTTCAATATTAGTTTCCATATTATTGATTTGTAAATTAGTCTGTAATGAAGTTTATTTCTTTCGCTTAATGAACGCTTTTGTCAACATATACTCGCTTTGACGACAACAATTATACATAATGTTGGCTATAAACTGATTTGATTCAAAAAGTTGATTTCATAAAATAAAATCCATAATGCTAATTAAATCCACTTTCTGAACCTACTTTTTGAGTTGTTTCAAGTATTTTAATAGATGATTAGCCAAGATTAAGAAAGGTATGGCTTTTGAAAGTCATTATGCCGATCAATTAGCCAAGTGACGGAACTTGTACGAATCGCTTGGGCGATTCGAAATCCATTTTTACTTCACTGAGGGCAATATAGGGAGAAAACTAGACCCCCTTATTTGACTTTATTATGCGGTACAATCATAGTGGTTTAGAGGAAAACTATTGATTAACTTAAGCGTAATAGTCTAAACAGTATATCTTTACGGGCAAGATAAATCCTTGCCTCTAATGTCAGACCAAACCCAACATACAGGACAAATGATTAGAGAAGCACGATTAAAAGCGGGCTTAACTCAAAAGGAGTTAGGCGAACGTATGGGTGTATCGGAATCCGCAATTAACAAACTTGAGAATAGTAAACATGCTCCTACGCTCACGACCTTAGAGCGTATTGCAGAGGCTGTAGGAGTAAAGCTAGTCCTTAAGTTTGAATGATATTTTTTTACGGCAGTACTTGACAAGTTTCTCAAGTATGCATAACATTGTGAACATAAAGCGGACGAAGTACGCACGCTAGACATAGTAAACCCCAACGCGACAGCCTGAGAAACTTACAGCGTTGGGGCCTTGTGTCAACCACTTAATTCTTACGTCAAATGTCAACAGGACAAAGTTACCTGGGGAAAGGGGATTCTACAACCCTTCTTGAGCATTCGGATCAAATATCCCCTCAAAACACCGCTCTGGCTGATGATCTTTCAGCCCCTTCAATCAATCCCCGCATCTACGAAGCGCAAACCCGGTTGCTGGACCTATCAGACCAGTTTGTAACGCTTGGCTTTGAGCAAGGACCTATGCAGGCCATTGGTGATATGCTTACGCACTGGCTAACGACACCGACGGAAAAGCTCGCAGCAGACCAGTTACGGGCCATGCAGCTACTGATTGGCCTGCTCAGTACATTCTATTCTGCTACCAGCCAGCCGTTGACGTCTGCTTCCACTTCTATTACTCTCTGCCTCTCCTGCTAGAAATGTATTCACTCGATTATTTACCAATAACCCTCTCGTACAACTATGTCGAATCAACCCCAATGCACTCTCATCGGACGGCTTAACCCCTTTTCTACTTATGAATACTAATCAAGTAGCACCAGTAAGCGCTCACAAACGGCGCAAGTATCAACCGCACACCCTTTGTGCTCCCGACCTGCCGGGGGAAATCTGGAAACAGATTCCAGACATAGAGCCCCGTTTCGAGGTGTCTAACATGGGCAGGCTTCGGAGTGCGGTCTACTCTGACATTCCCGGTATAGTCGTAGAACACCCTGACGGGCGAATACTGAAAACCAGCGCCAGAGAAGACGGGCTTGAATCAGTAGTGGTAAAGAGCTACGGCAAGCCAGCCTATTTACGCCCTCACCGACTCGTAGCAAAGCTCTTTGTGCCTAATCCAGAGGGCTTTACAAGCGTTCGGCACAAAGACGGCGACAAATCGAATAATCGAGCCGATAATTTAGTCTGGTTCAAGCAATGGGAAAAATTTAAATCAACACCACAAAATTCAAAATCAAACCAGAGGGAATATAGATAAGCACTCATCCTAGATTGAAGGTCTAACTCTTAAAACCGTTTTTTATGCAACTCAATTGCCAACTCCCGCAAAACCTGCGCGTCCGATTTGATTTTCGAAAAGCCAAGTGGACCCGAAAGCAAAATATGGGCTCTCCTTCGGCTCGCCACACCTATGACGGTGCTGTTCAGGTTACCATTACCATTAATAATGTCAAGTATGGCCCTCATGGTACGAGTATTCGTACTTTCCGTTCGGTCTGGGATGGCCGCAAAGCTCAACGGCTTAGCAATGAAAGCAAGGCGTTGATTAACGAGCTGTCTACCTATGAGGCATTGATCGAAGCCATTTACCGGGACTTGATGAGTCGTGATGAAATCGCCGATGGCGAAGCTATTATGCAAATTATAAAACGGGGCGGTAGCCTGCACGGGGCTACCCTGCCCGATGTCTACACCGAGTTCCTGACTGCCCGTAAAGCGATGATCCAGCCCGACCAGCGGCTGCGTCAACCTGATCAAATCAGTATAGCGACCTTCGCCACCTATGCCAAGCGCTGGGATATGATTCAGCTGTATCTGGTAACCTCTGGCCGCACCAACGTCCCTGTAACCGCGATCAATTACGGCTTTGTGACCCGTTTCAAGGAATATTTAGTCGCCTACCGCTCACCTCGCTATGACGCTTATAGTTCAGCAACCATTAATAAATGTATTTCGCTGCTAAAACAACTCATTACCTATGCACAAAGCAAAAACTATGTACGGGCTAACACGATTGCCAACTTTGCTTGCCGGGGCGGGTCAGCGGCTAAACCGAAACCCCTAAGCGAAGCCAACCTGACACTGCTGGAAACCGTGCAACTCTCCCGTAAACTGCGCCACGTGTGCGATTCCTGGCTGATTGCCGGAGAATTGTGTCTACACTACGCGGACTACATGAAGCTGCCCACTATGAAGTTCGTCAATTATCAGGGCCGGGTGTATATCCAGCATGAGCGTAGTAAGCAGCAGGGCACGAGCCTAGTGCAGACGGTCAATGTAACGGCTCGGGCAGCTCGTTTAATCGAGAAGTGGGGCGGTACCGAAAAGCTATACTATATGACCAGCGGGGCCTTTTCCTCGGCCCTCAAGCAGATTGCTTTATTTGCCGGCCTAAAAGATGATGATGGCAATTATATCAGTCTACAATTCGGCCAGGGGCGCGACACGGGATTAACCAACCGGGCTAAGAAAGGGGCCAACGCTATCCAGCTCTCGAACATGGCCGGATGGAGCAACCCCCGTGAGGCCAGGCGTTACATCGGGGATGGACTGGGTGTGGTAGCCGGCTTTGTGGATCGCAGCGAAGAGGCCCCGGCATCTGAACCACCTCGGCCTCATCAGGCCCAACCCTTTCTTCGTATTCACCGGCCTGATCCTCCTAAATATGACGCTCTTTAATCTTGACCCTTTCAGTTGTAATGATATGGAGACCTTACAAGAGTGGGTGTCTCTGTTGCAGCAGATGGTGGTTAACCTGCAAGGCATGGATAAGTCCAGCCACAAGATCGGCGATCTGCTCTACCGGGTCAATGAAAAGCAGGGTGAACAAATAGCCTTATTAAAGGAGCAGAACGAGCTGATGAAGGCCCGCTTGAAACAGTACGAAGTAGCGTTCTCAGCCGAGCATTTCAACGATGTACGCAGGCTGAATTAA